TAGTTAAATTTTCATTTGGCATGTCGATTATATCTCCTTTCTTAAATCTTTTACTTGGATGGTCTTTAATGAATAGTAATTTTTTCATAACGAATTGTTTTTACCACCAAAACCCCGCTATTTTCATAGCGAGGCTCTTTGGTTTTTATAGGTTATTACGGTTTAGTAATTGCGGTTATTGCTGCCGAAATACTTGTCACGTGCATAAATGCATTAGCATCTATATTACGTACTCTAAAGTTTAATCTTTCGTATGCTTTAACAGTTACTAACTCTTTTTCAAAGTTATCATTGTTCTCGAATCCTAACTCAACAGTTATTCCCTTACGAGAGTAAACAGTTCCTTTTGTTGAATCCATGATATACATTTCATTAACAGGAACTAATTGGTTAGTTACAATTCTTACTGCACCAATGTTAACTCCATCTTTAGTAATCCAATTTGGAATTAAGTAGTTGTTATTCAAATCCTTTTCCAAAGTCATTAAACATTGGTCAGCAGGATTTAATACAGCAACATTTGCATTGAATTTATTGTTTTGCCCGAAGTCAGAAATCTGACATGCTGCAACTCTAATTAAGTCAATTAATGTCGGTGCTTGAACAGATACAGCATAAGTTCCTGCTGCGAAAGTTGAAGCAACTGCCGATACTGAATTAGTATTTGGGTAGATATTATCTCCTAATAATAATTGCTCATCAACCTTTAACTTAACATCCATATCAACTAACTCTCTGATTTCTCCCTCTACGAAGTCGTAATCGTCCATCATGTCAACACAAACATCTACGAAATCTCTAACTTTAGTGATTTGCATAGTTCTAACTTGCCAAGTGATTTTAGAGTTGTGAGTTGTTGGAGCACATGCTGCAACATTTTTAGCATCTCTAACAATAGTTTCTTGGTCATTGTATTTAACATATTCTTTAGAAGTATTCTTGTTAACAAACAAACTTCTCATAAATGGCTGACGTGTAGCAATTTGTCCAATACCTGCTTCCATCTCTGCGAAATCAGTACCCGAAGTAATATCTCCTGCACCTTGACTTGCTTTGATTTCTAACTTGATTGTTTTTGCACCATCTTTTAACATAGAAGCTAATTCATCTTTTTGTTCTTCCAACGCTTTGTAAACACTCGCAGTAAATGACAATGGACGGTCAGAAGTTTTTGCCTCTAACTCTTTTGACATTTTTGCTATTACTCCACCTTGTGTTTCTAACGATGCTTTTAAAGAAGCTAATTGTGTTGATGTTAACGCTTTAATTTGGCTTTCAATCTCATCTTTATTAGAATTGTCTTTAGACATTTTCTCATTTAGATCATTGATTGATTTTGTCTGCCACTTAATTAAATCAGCTAAATACTTAGATTTATCCTCATCAGTAAGTTTTCCAACTTCTTCATCAGATAATTGTTTGAAAGTATTTATGTTGTCTTTAACGACAAACCAAATAGGTAAACTCGCAGTTGAAATTCCAACTACTGCACCATCAAAGCAATCTGCTAAAGTACCTGCATCAATTCCTGTACAGGCGAATGCAATACCTATGGCTAAAAAGCCTAACGTAACCATTGCAAATAGCATTAAGCCTCTTGCAAATTTTTCATGTAATTTTCTCATTTTTAATAATTTTTAGTAATGATTGATAATAAATTGATTTCTGTTTTTGATTCTACTCCTGTTTCAGTAACTATAGCATTCGGCTCTTTCGATGGAGTGTTTGTTTTAGTTGGCTGTTCCAATTTCAAATCGGTAATTATTTGCTTCAATTGTAAGGATTCAAGGTCTATATTTTTTCTCTCGTCCTTATTATCAGCGTTTGATTTAAGTTGTGCATTTAAAGAATCTATTCTCTCAAATAGTTCTGCTTTTAATTTGTCGTTAGCATCTTTCGATTTACTTCCCAAATAAGGTGTTAACTCATTTGCTCCAAAACTAACAACCGATATTTCAAATAACTCTATTTCTTTTATTACCCAAAAATATCCAAGCATGTCTGCTTTATCTTGGTTAATTGCTAATGGATAAAATTCAGCCCAATTTTTAGATGACTGTTCATCTCCATCTCTTTCTGCTAATTCAATGATTTTATATCTAAAGCCAATCGAATGATTGTCGTAAATACCCTCTTTATAATTAGCTAAGTCATCATTTCCTTTTGTATTTTGAGGTAAATAACTTTCAAAATATAATCCAAATTTACCATCTATTTCTCTCTCATCCAAAACTTTTATTCTACCTACTGCATTTTTAGTGTTTAGAATATGGTCGGACTGATGTTTGATTTTTGCTGTTGCATTACTTTGAGGCCCTCTATCATTAATTGATTTTTGAGAACATCCCTTAATCAACATATCATTATCAGAATCTATAAAGTAATATGTATTAGCAATTGCTTTAATTGTTCTATCGTCCTCATTTATTGCTTTAGCGTCTAAAACCTTTCCCGAAGATTTAATCCCGAAATGTTTTGCTAATTTCTGATTTAGTGTTGGTTTATTCATTTGGTAAATTGTTAGGTAATACTATCGGAGCAACCTCAACGATTTCATTACCGATTAATTCTGTTGCATATTCTTCCTTTACGTCCAAAGCATCCATTAGTTGTCTGATTGCAGATTCTCTACTCCATTTTTTTTCTGTTATTCCTGCAATTATTTTAGTAACAATCTCTGAACGAGTTCTTGATTTTACAATTAGTTTTGCTTGGTCTTCCTGTAATGCCTCAATGTCTTTAGTGTCGGTATAGACAGTATAAATTACATTATCTCTTTCATTCCAACCCTGCGTAAAGAATCTATTAAAGTTATCCAATTCAGCTTCCAATGGAGGCAATACTGCGTTAGTATAAAATTTGGTATCGTCTGTTTTTGAGTTGTTGTATGTAGTTCCATTAGGGTCTCCAAATTGTCTTGAAGATGCTCCGTAAACAGCACACAAATCTCTCAATTTCATAACACCACTTTCTAATATCTGTAAATCACTTGGAGACATTGCAAATTTAATGAAATCAAACTCTCCCGAAGTAACTCCGATTGAGCCAAATTTATCTCCCCCACCAATTCGTTTTCTTAAAGATTCCTCTGTTTGCTCTCTTTCTGTAGATGTTAATGGTCTTTCTCCTTTTGAAGATAACATACCCATAGCCCCTCTGTTTTTTATCAACGAAGCGTCAGCAGTAATAATCTCATTTGAGGCTGATAGGGTACGGTATGCAGATTGTAATGGACTTAAACCCATCACAGGATTTTCACTATTAGAGTCGGGATTGAATTTCTTTAAATGAGATAATTCCTCTACATCCAACGAATATGTTTTGCCTCCAATACTATATTTGTAAGATGTTGCATAAGCACCTGTTATAGCGTATTCAACCTTTGGATTAATATACTGTGGTGCTAAATTCCATCTCTCCATGAAATTATTAAACCCTACACCTTTAACTCCATATTGGAAAACATTGCCTGTAGCCAATTGGTAAACCATGCTCTCATAACAAAATGTTCTATAATTTTTTTCTTTATTTGGATTATGTACAAAGTTGTAAAAATCTCCCTCTGTAATAATTTCTATATCTCCGTTAGGTAATTTTGCCTCTATCAACAATGGAATGTTTGAGGCCGTTTCTGCAATTCTATTAATAATTGCATAAACATAGGTATTAGTTAAATATCCTTTTTCGATTACCGTCTTTAAATCCTTTTGACCAAAGCCAAATTCTGATAAAATTGTCATAAAGCGTTTCTCGTAATGCTCACTATACAATTGAGGATTTACGAAGGCTTTTAGTGCTGTACCGATTCTTGATTTACCCATTAAGAAAAAAATGTTTGGTAATTGATTGAAATAATTCGAGACAAATATAATATAATTTTCTTATTAACTAACATAAAAATCCCCAAAAAGTTCAAAATATTCTCGCATCATAATAGAATCCCAATCGTCAGGCGACCTACCAATTAATTCTTTTACTTTATCTTTTGGAATAATTCCCATTCTACCATCCTTGTCAATGTCTTTAACTTTTACCTGTTCCATTTCTTCTGATACATATTCCATGACATCAGTTGCTTTACACAACTCAACAATTCCTCTTTCCTCAATTCGTTTAGCCATTCGTATAGAACATTGGCTTTTAAGATTATCGTAATTCTCTTTTAATTTAGCCTTGCTATTATTTATGAATCCACAGCATCCTAATAAATCCACAACACCACCACCAACTCCATCTTCATCGGCTATAGTGTTTGAGTTATGTATTTTGTATTTCGTCTGTAATTCAATAGCCAATTCACATATTTGAGGGATGTTAGATATTTTCATCTCATGCCTTTCGATACAAACAAAACCTTTCCAAACCCTCATTACTGTTTTATCTTTTCCCTTACGAGCAACATCAATTGTTAAATAGGATGTTTCTCCATGCTCAATATGTCTTCCATTCCAATAGTCAACTATCGCATCGTATGAGATTAAAGAACTCTTGTCATCGTCATATTCCCAATCTCCCATTAGCAATCTTCGTTTACTCGCTTCATCTAATTGATATAATGATTCAATATAACTTTCGGGTAGATACGGATTGTCTCGAGGTAATGATTGAATGAATTTCCTATGGTTAGGCAACTCATCTGCCTTGTACGGTTTATAGAAATATTTGTAAGTCCAATTCTTTGCAGGATTACAACTACCAAGAATCTTTGGTGTTAGATCATATTGAGTTAATTTGTAACGAATCCTCGATTTAACTTTTTGCCACGCTTTAAAAACAACTTGGTTGCACTCATCAATAAATGCTCCCGAAATTTCAAGAGAACCTAACGAATCAAAATTAGGGTCTTTACCTGCGTAAAAGAATAAATCTTTAAGTATTATTTCAGAGCCATTATCGAATATAATAGCACCTTTATTTGAGTTGAATATCCATTGGTTATCTATATCTAATTTCTTTGACAGTTCAAAAAATGTATTTAATGTAGTTTCTCTTAATGTTTTACCAATTGCCCTACCCATTAACCATCTTGTTTCGGGGTACTTTTGACATTGCTCTATCAACCACAAACAACCTATCGCAGATTTTCCTCCACCTGCAGCACCACCATAAAGAATCTCTGTTGTAGTTTTATCTCTCAATAAATGGATTGCATGATTCTGTTTTCTTAATAATTCCATTTTTTAAAAAGCCAATGTTTATAGGTATTTCGTTACAAAGTTACATAGGGTGGAGACAACTATTTATCCTTATCCTCATCAGGATTTATTCCAACTCCTAAGTTGATAATATTTGGTTGCATCTCATTTCCTTTAGTTGTGTGGTCAACATGCTGTTGAGATAATCTAATACGTTCCTCATCAGTACCTATCAATTTATACAATGCAATCAATTCCATTCCTTTACCCCTTAATAATTTAGACCGAATAGTTACCTTGACGTTTATCTTATTTTCCTCAATAAGTCCTTTTATACAGTTCATTTCGTCTGAATCAATTGGAAAATGCTCATAGAAAGTTGACTTTGTGCATGGCATGAATGCGACTATATCCTCAACGAAAAATAGTTTTCTCGATATCGTTACCTCTTTTGCCTTTTCAAATAATTCTTGTTTATCGTACGCCATGATTAAATAGTTTTAACACCATGCTCTTTTCTTAGCTTTATTTGGTGGTTAGTTTCCCAAGCCTTTCTGTATTCCGTATCAGCGAATAGTTTACTAAATCCTGTAATATGTTTCAGCTTCAATAGTTCTTCTGCCTCCATTCCTAATTCATTACAAATATCTACATCACTCCACCCATTTTCTTACGGTATAATAATGAGGAATATCTGACATCGATTTAGCAAACTGCCATTTATTTCTTTCGATATTTTTAACTACTGTAGCAATCATTATTTATCTATTTCAAATTCTTCAAAACAATGAGGACAAACAACTTTTTTAGTCGTATGCTCCATTGTCATTTGTGCTTTTAGTA